AGCGTTAAACTATCCGCAGACGTAAGAGATTTCGAAAGAACAGCAGATTATGAACAATTGCTGAATACTCTTCAATCTCAGGAATACGAAGGTGACGTTAAACCGCAAACGATACGTAAAGTAGCGATACGTTACCAGTCTCATGATGACGATACCAACATGAGATTGCGTAAAGTGTTGCCTCGCGTTAAATACCAAACTGACACTACTACTGACAATACCCGTAGCGTGAGCTCCGCGAAAGAGAGCACCCATATCGACAAAGTGACTAATAATATTATGATCGACGAACAACGAGCCATGCCAGAGATGGATAAGTCCGTTGAAACTATAGTTAACCATGTTGTATATCCCAATACAGTATATATGACAGCCAACAAGAATGACGGCAAAGAAGCCAACATTGGACACATAATTTTTGTGTGCGGCCAAGTTGCCCTAATGCCCTATCATTATAAAGTTGCTATAGAGGAACGAAATTATTCAACCGTGAATTTATATTCACGTCAACTAATTGGTTCAAAAATACCCGTTTCTGTGTTTGATACATTCGTGCGCATCCAAGGAAAAGATGCCATGCTTGTAGCATTCCCAGTTACGGTTAATAGTTTCAAAAATATAGTTAATCACTTTGTGGATATTCAAAATTACCCCCTAGTTCCGTCATGTCCTGGCATACTTGCTAAGTACTATTTTGCCAACTCTGAAACAGAGAAGTCTAGAGTTTGTATTAGTGCTATAGGTGTGTCAGAACGTGATGAAGTGGATGTTATGTCTGTCCCCGGATGTATGGAAGTGGTACGCAATAGAGATTTCTACACATACACTGCGCCGACCCGCGCTGGTGATTGTGGTGCAGCTCTTTGTGTTGCCAACACGTGTATACAGGGAAAGATAGTCGGAATACATGTATCCGGCGTAGAAGGGTTATGTAAAGGCAATTCTTCCGCGATAACCAAGCAAATGATAGAAGAGTCATTGAAGAAAATGCCGAGCATAGCTCAATACGCGTACCCATCTTCTGAATTAACCGTCGAAATGGATGTTTTAGAGGAAAGTGGTGCATTTGTATTACACAAATATTTGCCAGGAGTTTCTATAGGCACAACTATGCAAACCGCTATTAAACGGTCTCCGATTCATGGTGAACTTATAGAATCCCCAAACAAACCAGGACCGCTTGGACCCTTTAAATTTAGAGGTGTCACAGTGGATCCGCGTGTATTGCAACGGAAAAAATATGGAAAGCCGCGTCCAGTTATCAACCAAAAAATAGTGGATGATATTAGAGATGGTTTAAAACCTATTTATTATCAATCACACGAATACGAACCTGAATATTATAAGTATCCTTTAACTTTTGATCAAGCAATATTAGGTATAGATGGTGACCCATTCATCAACTCGTTAGATCGTAATACAGCACCTGGATTCCCTTTCTCTACAAGAAGAAATGGGAAAAAAGGAAAAACGTTGTGGTTTGGAGACAGTATGGAATACGACCTTACTGGACCACACGCGATGGCATTACGACAAGAAGTTGAAGATTTGGAATTATCTGTACTTAATGGAGTTAGACCTGAAGTTGTTTGGACTGATACTTTGAAAGACCAGAAGATACCTGTGGCTAAAGCAAACGCTGGTAAAACACGTTTATTTTCGGCAGCGCCTATGCATTATGCAATAGCTCTGCGGAAAGTATGTGCCCCTTTTGTTGCTCACCTATCACGAATGCGTATTAGAAATACGATTTGTGTAGGTGTAAATCCGTTTTCATGTGAATGGAGCGCGATAGCACAAAAATTGTCATCAAAGGGACAACATGTTATAGCTGGAGATTATTCTAATTTTGACGGTTCACTACCTGCTCAACTAGTCTATGCGGCAACTGAAATCATGGCAGATTGGTACGATATTCATTGGGAATACGTTGAAGCACATAAGCGTAATATCGTTGGTGATAATATATTAGGAAAATCAGAATTTCTTATGTATCTTCGTCGATTATATTATGAGTGTGTGCACCATTTACATATTATGAATTTTGAACGAGGTTCACTTATGTATTATGTTCGCAACGGTATACCTTCTGGATGCCCGGTCACTGCACCTTTGAATTCAATTGTCAACTTAATGGCGTTAATTTATTGTTGGTATCATATAATAGATGATCCACTCAAGCGAAATGTTAAAGAGTTTTTTGAACACACCTCGAGTGTTTTTTATGGAGACGACTTCGTAATGAACATCCGAGCAGATGTATTGGAGAAATTCAATCAAATAACGATAACACAAGCTATGAGGGATTATTTAGACATGACAATGACAGATGAAGCCAAAACGGGTGAATGTGTTAAATCTAGGACACTAAAAGAAGTTAATTTTCTCAAACGTGCCTTTCATTATAACACACTTATCCAAGAGTATACTGCACCGTTGGACCTCACAGTTATTTTAGATTCTACGAATTGGTATAAAATCGGTAAATGTTCGGCTGTAATAGTGGCTCGTGACACGCTTAAAGCGTGTTTACGCGAACTAGCTTTACATCCAGAACATATCGATTCACAATATCGTAGTAAAATAACAGATCTAGGTCTTCGCATTACCAATTTAATTCCAGGAGAGTTATTTGTACCTGATACAAGGTATTCAACTCTTCTTGCTATTAAAAATATGGAATGCGAAAATTTAGGTCTGGACTGTGACGCTTAAGATAGTCTAATTAGAAAACCACGTAATTGGGTCAATCCGTTAATACCGGTCTACCAAGCCCTGGAAATTTCTAGTAATCTAATAAGCGCAACACCGTATCTACTCTAAAATCGATATTTGATATCATTAGTCTAATTAACAAACCACGCAACTATGTCAACCCGTTAATACCGGTCCAATAGGCCCTGGAAATTGTTAATAAATGAATATCAAATATCAAACCGTATAATGATAATAGTCTAATTACTAAACCACGCAACTATGTCAATCCGTTAATACCGGTCCAATAGGCCCTGGAAATTAGTAGTAATTATTATTATACGTCCACCCTGCTCATTGGTTTAATTGAGCACTTACATTGCTATGTGATCTTGCATAATAAATGCTGACGTGAAAACGTTATGCACTGCTGTAGCAATTGGTTAGCTATTTAGCTTTACTAATCAAGACGCCATCGTGCAGCCCACAAAAGTCTAGATACGTCGCAGAAGCACATACGCTAGGTCGCGTTGATGCTTCTTATACATGACCTGCAAATATAAACGAAAATGTAACAACCAAAATACAACAACAAATCCTATCTTTTAGCTCCGAAGGTGAGGCCCCGTCGTCGTCTACTGTTTTAGCACCGCTTAAATTGCAAGATCCAATTTTGGATTGTGCAAGGGATGGAAGGACTCATACAGTCAATTCATTTCTTGAGCGGCCTATTAATTTTAGAACGGCTACGTGGAGTAATCAAGCTGCTGGAAGTAGGTTATTTTCTTTTAACTATCCTTCGGATGTGGTGAAGAATTCCATGTATAGCAGAAAATTGCAAAATTTTCTTGGTTTGCGAGCTGATTTAGTTGTTCGCGTTCAAGTTAACGCACAACCATTTCACGCTGGTAGACTAATGTTATCGTGGACTCCTTTTCTTAATTCGTTGGGTGCTAGTAGAAAATATTACTATACCGACCCTACACCATCGTTTTTAACCTGTATCAGTGGTAATCCTCGTGTTGAAATAGATTTATCTACTACAACAGAGGCTACCATGACTATACCTTTCGTGTCCCCTTTTCTGTACTATAATCTGGTGACGGGAACAGGCGATATTGGAACTTTTCAATTAATCGTTTATTCTCCGTTAGTAGATTTGGTGTCAGGAGGGAACATAGACTACACAATATGGGTTAACATGACTAATGTACGTACTGAATTTCCTACTGGTATGCCAACTTCTATCGCTCAAGTGGGGGAAGAGGGTAAACAACAACAGAAGCAGGGGTTTGTCACACGACAGGCGGAAGCTTATTCTACTATTATGGAACCACTCACCAAAATACCTGGTGTGGGCCAATTAATAGGATATGCTAAGTCTGGCGTTGACGCTCTGCATGCTGTTGCTGCAACTCACGGATGGTCAAAGCCACTTAATCCAGCGGATATGCAGCTGTTCAAACAAGCTCCTTCTCGTTTTATGTGTAATTCTGACGGTTCGGATATGGCAACTAATTTAGGTTTAACAAGCCAAAATGAAATTGAACATCTTCAATCGCTTTTCCGCACAGATTCCGATGAAATGTCCGTTGATTACGTGGCTAGAACATATAACTACGTAGGAAGATTTGACTGGAGGAAAGGAGATAGTCCTACTACCGTCCTTTATAACCATGTAGTGTCACCCACTGCTTGGTTTGCTAAGATTGGTGTAACTGGACTGTCTATCCCGCATTTATACTTCGCCGCTTCTAACTTTGTGTTATGGCGTGGCGGTATGAATGTAAAACTAAAATTTGTCAAAACAAAGTTCCATTCTGGCCGTATACGTATTATTTACGTACCCGGCTTTTTCGGTGGAATTTTACCCGCTAATTTTGAGACTGACGCTAACTACTCCACTGTGGTAGATATTAGATCTGACACAGATGTAGAATTTAACGTCCCTTACGTGGCCACTGTACCTTGGTTACATATCAACTCCACTCCATGGGTTACTAATTTTAATCAAACTCATGCTTGTGGATCGATTGTAGTCGAGGTTCTCAATGAACTCGTAAATACATCTACTGTATCTGATACTATCGAAGTTATAGTTGAAGTTTGTGCTGCAGAGGATATCGAATTCGCTATCCCTATAGTACCCGCTTTAGCACTTCGTGCACCACCTAACAACGCAAGTAATAAAGGTGTCCTAGACATCATTACGAGCATGGCGCAAGTAGGAACAGATACAGGTGACACACCGTCAGAGGTAGCTCGTGAAGAACCAACAAGTTTTAACGAGGTACCACTGCAACCAACTACGACAACTTACAACGCATCTATGCTGATGATGGGCGAGAAAGTTACTAGCTTTAGACAGCTTATTAAGAGGTTTTCTGCTATAACACCACCCACTCAAAATAGATACTGGGAATTCAAACAACCTTTTTGGATTAATCCAAATCGGTTTGAAGGATTAACAGGTGAGGGTACGTTTGACATCGATGGTATTTCATGGTTTGCGAGTTTATATGCATTCTACCGCGGTAGTATGAGATATAAAATCGCTCCTATAAACAACGCTTCACCTCTTGTGGTTGCTCTTAAACCTAACTCCTTATATGCCGGTATTCGAACTATCGACATAAATGGAACTTGGGAATATCCTGACTACAAGGGTGCTGAAGTGTTTATGACACCAAACGAAGGAATCCATGAATTGAGTATCCCATACTATAGTTCCTATCCTGTAACTCTAACCACGTTTAACACTAGTGGCTCTGATGTACTCGACGCTAGAAACGGTTTTAATCGTGTTATAGCTCGGTTCCATCAGGACACTAATGCTTACGTTTATAGAGCTGCCGGAGATGATTTTAGTTTTGGGTTTCTTCTTGGACCTCCTATAGTAAACCACGCATCCCCACAGCGTTCGTCTGGTACGCGTTAGCTACCATTGAGTTCATAGTCTTGTGAAAACTATGCGTCTGATATGCGTTAATTATCAAGTGAGTAGCTATCTCGAATTAAAATAGTCGTTCAGTGGAACGTATCCACTTGACTTACAAACCAATACGAAGGATAAGAGTATTCGTCGCATTTGATTTTAGCGTCGCTAGGCCTAGTTTGTAAGTTAGTCTAATTATTATTAAGGACCAAAAAAATAATAAAATACAAAATACAAAAATATTTAGCATTAGTTAATTTTAGGAAATAATTTTAGATAAGCCTGGCGCGCCAAAATTGGAGTTTAAAGACCCTATAAAAATGCTGGCGTTATACACCCCTTGTTCCTTCGAGGCGGGCCCTCATGTGTTCCACATGCAGACTTAAAGAAGTCTACCCCTGGCCCGTCCGGGGGATCTAAGTTTTTATCAGTTTTCTTAGACTCAGCTATTAGCTGGGAGGCGTAACTGTTACTTTATGTCTGGCGAACATGAGAGGTGCC